ATATACGAGTACTTGGTATCATACCTTCAATAGTAACAGTAATAGATTTTGCACGAATATAAGGAACAATACTAGTATTTAATATTGTATCGCCCCGAATAGTTTCTGTATGAGTCCAAGAAATAATTCCCGTCCTAGTTTGTTTGTCATAAGCATGGCCCACGAAGCGCCCAGGCACTTGGCCGCCTCCCGGCACGGCCGCGCCGCCCCATCCCCTGAAGTTCTTGTGCATATCGTGGCCATAGCCATTGTATGTGGTGCTATTTGTTTTCCAATCGCCCCATTGTGTACCAAATCCAGAATCTACCCCTGCCTCCCATGCATCATTATCTTTTGTAGAATTATCTATTATATCTGGTCTTATATTTGTATCTACCCAAGAATCCATAGGTGGATTTAATGTTAATTTGCCGATAAACTCTATTTTCAAAAAAGGATTCAAATTGACACCTTTGGTCGCTTGAAGTTGTGATATAAATGCTTCAGTTGTATATGACAATGTAATTAAATCGCCGGTTTTTGTAACACCATTACTTATTCCAGAAGTATATGCCGAAGATAAATCTACATGGTCAGATGTAAATTTTGGTCTGAGAATTCGGTCATTAAAATCAATAGAACAAGCATAATCTTCACTTAGGACATCACCTATACTATGTCCAGTAAAGTTATCTACAAGAATGCCATTTTTAAATCTTTCATTGCCGGCAATATCTTTTACAAGCTGTGTATCTGCATCTTTTTCAAGTAAACTTAGTGCAGTATAATATTCAAGATGTTGGATACGTTTTTCAAGCTTAGTAATATCTTTCATAGTATAACGCCTGTTATCATAATTTGCAATATTAACATCATTAAAAGAGTTAGTGTATGCAGGCACAAAAAGAGAATAAAGGGCCATAGCTTCTTTAAGAGCTGGTGCCTGTTTTGGTTTAATAGCAGGGGTTCCTGCTCCTATTTTGAATTTACCATTTTTGTCTATAAAAATTGTGTCTATTCTTGAAAGATAGTAGTCATAGTCAGCATTCCAATTTGTATTAGGATATGGAACTTCTTTCCCATTTGGTACAAATTCACTATCACTGATAACATATTTTGTTGCACTGGTAGGATTGATATCCCAATCTGAATCAATGGTTACAGTTCTACTTGAACCAGTATAATCATGAATTCGCCTTACTTGTCCTTTACCAACACCATCAGTCAAAGTAATTTGACAATTATTATATACATCATCGATTGCAGATGTAAGGACAGCTGAGCTTTGGAGTACAATAGTTGTGCCACTGGCCGATGCAGCTAATCCATGAGTAGTTTTAAATTCTCTATGATCTGTTCCAGATTCATTTGGCCTTGATGGCCTAAAGTCAATTGAATCTGAAAGTTTGTATAAAATTCCTGTTGATGGACTAGTATGTTTTGTGATATCACCATAGGCAATACCAGAATATGAATTAACAGAAAAATATCCATCACCAGAATGTGCGTAATGCTTGAACACAACTGTCAATGGGCCAGTAATTGTTACACCATCGTTCTTTTTACGAATTTTAGAATGATCATAGTAATTATCTTTTTGCCCGTTTTCTAATACATAACTAGCGACAACTTCAGCATTACTATTGCCAGTATCTAGAATAGAACTAACACTATCAACATCACTATATCCTAACGATGCGAGATTATTATTGTTTGCATTTACTTCTACATTTGTAATAGTAACATTAGAAGAAAGAGTTTTTGTTTTTGCATTAGCTCCGGCCCCTGTTACTTTCTTTCTTGCAAGTACATCAACTGTACCGGCATAGCCACTATCATCAATATTAAATACAACTGTGCCTGCACTTTCATTCGGTGTAATAGTTCTGCCCGAAGCGGTCCAATCAATCAAATTTCCGGCAATAAGAGAGGTTGAACCTACTGAGCCAGATTTGTGAATAACAAGATATTCTGAATTTTTCAATGTATCAGATAGTGCAGAACTACCAGTATAAAATTCTTCATTTGTTGTTGCAGATAATGTTAGTGTTCCACTAGAAAAAACTTGGCCGGTGAACTTTTTTTGAAATTCATATTCAACACCGTCTGAATCAATGGCTTTAATATTTGATTCGCCAAGAGGAAATACTAAAGTATTAAATCCCGAATCAAATAGTTTTGTATCTCCGTGTGCATTTCCATCAATTTTGGTTGTTTTATATACAGCTTCCCTTGCAACACCACCGTATCTTCCAGCAATTGCTATATCGCCTTGTGCTTGAAGCACTACAGGAGCTGTTCCAGTATTGTAACTTGTAGATTTTACAATTGATTGAATATTTTTAGCTGTAAATGTTACACGATATGTACTTGAAGTAGTAGGAGTAGTTGACCAAGCAACCCCAACGGTTGCAGTTTTATCTGAACCAACATAGTTAGTAATTACACGGCTTTGGCCGGACCCTGTTCCAGCAATAATTTCTACGGTTGCACCATTATAGGCATCGTCTGTATTATCTTCTGCTGAATCAAGTACAATAGTTGTACTACTACTTGTTTGTGCCGTTCCTAAAAGAGAATGAAATTTGAAATCATATAGGAAAATTTTATAATCTTCCGATCCAGCATCACTAGTATCAGATGGGTCAGCACTTCCGTGACCAAATCCCCTCACTCTTGCAGTACCTATAAGAGTTCTAAGATATGTTTGATCTGTAGTAAGTGTAATGTTAGTATTGAGAACACAATGTAAATCTAAACATTCATGGGTAGTAACATCGAAGAAATCGCCTGTAGTTACACCTTGAACACTGTCCATGAAAGTATAGTTACCAAATTGCATAATAGTATCACCACCAGTCACAGAATCATATGATCGTGCTCTATCTATTGCAACAAGTGTTCTAGATAAAGTTTCATGTTCAAATCCATTAATATATGCTTTCCCAGGCCCTAACATCGCAACTAATTTTGTAGTGTCTTGTTTATGATCGCGTAATGCAATACGAAAGTCTTTTACGGTATAATTTCCAGATTCATCAGATGTTCTTCGCGCAAGGCTTGCGCCGAGTTGACTATAAATTGGAAATTCTGCTTTCTTTTGAACAACACCATTTACTATCTTCGCAAGTTGAATCCATTTTTCATCGCCACTAGTTGCAGTATCAGATATTCTTGTTAATGTCAATGTTATTTGATATCTGTCAGCCCCCGGCGCATTTTCATTTGCAGAACCTTGTGCATTATCTAACAATGAAGCATCATCATTTGAATCGTCTGTCGCTTCTGTCATTACAAATCCAATTATATGTGTATCGGTAGAATTATATTTTTCTATTGCAATAGTTTGTGCGGCTGATTTTGCAAAAAATCCATTAATGAAATAAATTCCATCGTCTACAGAATAAAGAGAGCCTACGCCAGTCGGAGCACCAATAGATGAAGTGGACCCTCCCCCGACAGTTGCATTAAAATCAGCAGTAAGATTTGCTAGTGTTGAAATAACTGCTGATGCAGTTCCAGAAATTTTAAATCCGCCGCCAGTCGCAACACTTGTTACTGTATCTGCGGATGCAAATGTACCAGTTACAGCAATAATTCTCATAGTTTTTTCAGCAGAGTCAAATGCAACAACTTGCCCTGTTGCACTACTTCCTGAACCAGTTACCATATCTCCAATTTTAAATGTGCCCGTTGGAGTAACTGTAAAGGTAAATTTAGGAATATCTGTAACAAGAGTTTCACCATCTCCAAATGTACTTGAATCCATTTGGAATAGTGTAGCGGCCAAAGCACCATTTGCTCCACTTAGCGAATCTGTGCCATTTGCTGTAGTTGCAGTTACAGTTTCACCAGCAATATATGTGTTAGTTGCATGAACTATTCTATATGTAGAAGTTGAATCGGGAGTTGTTGTCCATGCATTACCTACCGTTGCAACCAATGTGGACCCAACATAATCGGAAATAGTTCTAAATTGTCCTGATCCTGTTCCGCCTGTGATTTCAATCTTTGCATCATTATAAGCATCATTAACAGAACTAGTACCTACAAGTGTGATGGTAGATGCAGCTCCCGCTGAAGCTGTACCAGTGATAACAGATGCAGTTGCATTTTTAGTAATCCATAAGATTTTATTGGTTGAATCCCAACGATGGATAACACCTAATTGGCCACTGTCTGTACCTTTGATAGTTTCGCCGGGAAGAAAAGTGCCAGTAATTGAGCCTGTTAATTGAAGAGAAATATTTTGATCGCCTGAACGATAACGAAGATACATGGTATTAGGATCATCAGTAGTCAATGCTTCAGTGTGATATACATTTGCGCGAGCAAGAGAAGTAGTTCCCGCAACAACTGTGTCGTCAAAATTAGATACAGTAATATCTACATTGTTATATTGTGATTCTACTTTTACATAGTTTGCATTTTTGTCATAAGTTTGATTTCCACCTGATACATTAGAACCTTGTTCAAATATATGCTCTCCAAATCTTTCAATTTGTTTTTGTTGAATGGTTTGAAGTTGTGTGAGTTCTCGAGCCTGCACCGCTCTACCAGGCCTGAACAATATACGATTATGGTCGCCGTGTTGGCCAACAGCATCATCATAATCATCATACCACGGCGATGCATTGAAATCAAAATCTGTACTCATTATAGCTCCTTACAAATAAATTTTCTGTATTGTTTTAATCTTCCTTTTGCAACTGAGGACATATTACTTTTTTGTAGTCCCTGTTTTCTGCAAAATTGTGCCATATTATATATAATTTCAACATGGCCATCAGGAAAGGTTACTTCATATGTTTTAGTCCAACTAACTTTTCCTTTTTTTGTTTCACTCTGTTTTCTTTTAGCTTTTTCGGTACATGGGATACCTTTGTTCCATGCTTGTTTCCCAAGATTTGCATCACTGATTTTCTTTTTTGTTTCTTCTGAATGAGTAGTACCAAGTCTAGGTTGTTTCCCCTTTCGTTTCTCAGACATTTTTCTTTTTGCTTCGTCTGTGTGCTTTTTCCCCAACATTGGATTGATAAGAGGACCGTATCCACCTTCGTTGCCATTATATCCATTGTTGTATGTATCATATTGTTTGACATATTCACGTTCCAGTTTGAGAGCATCTTCCATAGTCTCAGTAGAATCAAGTTTCCTTATTGAGAATGTGTCAACACCATATTTCTTGATGGCCCTACATATTATTTGATTCTTGGTGTTCCTACCATATTTGTGTTCTTTCAAGCGCCTCTCAATTGTCTGTGATGTTAGCCCGATGTATTTCTTATGTGATTCTGTGGTTTCCACCATATATATCTTTATCATAGAGTTCTCCTTTCACTAGTATTTATAATAAATTAAAACTCTATGGGGAGTTTGTGGTCAAAATTCTATTATAATCTTAAAATCCTCCTCCTGATCCGCAGCCCTTGTGATTTTAACTCTGTTATCAATATATAATATATCTCCCGAACCAGGCTCTAAGCCAGGATTATTTGCTGTTCCCGCATTGTATGTAGCAGTTGCACTACTTGTACCACCCGTTAATGTTTCACCATTAGTCCAAGCAGATTTAATTCCTTCTGTTACATCATTATCATTTAGATATAAGAAAGTATTTGTTGCATCCCATTCTACAATTTTTGCTGTTGCTCCCGATGTACCACCAGTAACTACTTCATCCGCTACTAATGTTCCAGAAACTACAGTCATTGTGAGTCTTTGTGTTTGTCTATAATTTGTGCCAGTTGCGAGAGTAGTAGTACCCCATAGTGTAGGATTTTTAATTAACATAACTCTACGATAATCGTTTGCAGTTGTAATAGTTGTGGACTCACCAAAACTTAGTTTAACATTCATCATTCTATAAAAACCGCCCAACTCTTGATCTAAATCATGCCCGTGGCCATTTCCACTAACATTTCCGCCGGGAGAAAAGATAGGTTTGAATGTAGCACCACTACCACCACCAGATGTTAAAGATAATGTTAATTGTGTATAACCACTACCCACATTTGTTACTACTACATCTGTAACAACACCACCAGCAATTATAGCATTTGCTGCAAAACCACTTCCATCGCCCGCACCTACTGTAATAGCTACTGTACCATTTGCATATCCACTGCCAGCTCCTGTAACTCTTACTACATGAACTGAGCCTTCATTTGTATCTACGGCTGAACTACCAGAAGTACCTACAGGCAGCCAGGCAGTTGTTAAATATGCAGAAATATTGGCTGCTGATACTGTATACATATATCTCCATTGATATCCATCAGAACCAATTGGAGTAGTATTTGGAGTAATATGAATTGGTTTTGTTATTGATGTTACTGTACTAGATGTACCTGAATTAATAGCTGTCCCATTTCTAATACATTTATATACCTTGAATTCATCTGTAATAACTACAAAACCATTTGTAGTTGAAAACATAGCAGAATTGTCATGCTCGTACATTGAATATATTGTACCAGTTGCCCATGTATTTCTAGGAATTACTGTTTCTATTGAGGTAGAAGTGATTTTTTTCAATCCAACCATATCTCTCCATAAAGAAGCTTGCCCTACTCCTAATTGCTCAAAAGTGTCAGTGGGTGTATCTGGAACATTTTCATCACTCCACGCTAGAGTTTTTCCTACCGCAAGATAGAATGTTTGTAGTGATTCGCCGAATTCTTCTTCGAACATACCTGCATTGTGGACTTTGAAATTAGTAGTTAATATTGAAGGCAATTTTGTATTCTCCTAAGTGATCTATTGTTATTTATAACGAATTAACTAGTAACTGGTGCATCAAGTGTGGCTTGTGTTGCACTTGTGCTACCAGTAATCGTGTCGGCCGCAGTAAATGTTCCTGTAATTCCCTGAATACTAATTTCATCCGGTGATGGAGTAGTATTCCAATAACTGACAATACCTGTGGCACCACTTGACGATCCTGTCACAGTTTCTTCGTGCGTGAAGTTTGTACCAACAGTTACAGTAGCTGTCCATCTCCTAATAATGTCAACTTCTACTGGTGCTGCAAAATCTATTTTTCCTGCAAGATAGGTAGTATTATATGTGAAATCGAATCCAGCTTTATAACTTGCTGCACTATCATCACCTATAATATTTCCTACTGTTCCAGTAGTAGAAGCAAAGGCATTTCTACCAAGAATAGTATCAAGTACAAGAAGTCTATTTGTTGCATCCCATGATACTACAGTTGCTCGAGCTCTTTGTGGTACAGGATATGTATTAGCGGAATCTTGCTGAGATACACCTTCAGCTACTGTATATGTACCACTTCCACCAGAGCTCATTTTTATTGTTATTTCATCTGCTTTTCCGAATGTACTTATTGCACTACCAGCTTCATCTCTACCTTTAATGGTATCATATACAGATGCTGCAGAAATAAGATCGTGTTTGATTACATCAAACATATATCCAGATGAACCAATAGCTGTAATAATACTCTTGAGAACATATTGGTTTTCAGATGTACTATCATTTATTGCCTCAAAAACCGAAGAGACAGATGATGTACTATTTACATCATTAGTTATGAGAACATTACCAAAGGCTTCCCATCCAGCTGGATGAACTAAATTTTTAACAGGTGAAATCCACGATGATTTATCAGCACCAGATGTTATACGATATGAGAAATCTTGATAGAATAAACTATCTTGAATGTAGGCAGAAGTTTCACTTAATTGTCCTTGATCGTCTACAGCACCACCAATTGTACTTCCAACTGATCCAACATTTAATAAAATTTCAGCTGACTGTTCAAATACTAATCTGTTAGGGTCATTCGAATCTGTTGCTGTTTCTAATTCAATATCATCTCCAGCATCTGCTGTCGCACCATTAGTCGTGTTAATTACAATATATCCCTTTGAATTTATCATAGGTACAATACGAAAAGTTGTGGTTGCATCAGGAGTAATATCAAATTGACTATCTAGTGTAAGTAAGAATGTGCTAGCTACATAATCAGTAATTAATCTCAATTGACCAACACCTGTTCCGCCTGTCAAATATAATCCACATTCATTATAATAATCATCACCATCAATTTCATATTGTAATCCACCAATTTCATCTTCAAGAGTTAATTCATTTGATTCATCTGAATCAGTAGCTACTTCAAGTTCAAGAATTCGTGTAAAGACAGAAGTAGAATCTAATTCAGCTGTTGCAGTAAGTGAATCAATTGTGTAACTAGCGCCACTAGACTGACCTATGATATTTCCAGAACCACTTTCATTTAGTAATTCAAATTTTTGAGCAATTGTCTTTAAAACAAGAGTTCGTGTTCCAGCTGTCCAACTAACGACAACTCCTTTTGCATTTCTTCCAGCACCATATTTATAGCTTGCACCATCAATTTGTTGTAACACAGTTTCAGTTGCTGTATATGTGCCGCTTCCTCCACTAGTTAAAACTAATGTTACCAAATAATCATCTGCATCAAATGTGCCAGTGACATCGGGCATATTTAATCCAGCATCATTAATATCTATTTTTGATAACGGACCATCTGTAAATCTGAGTTCTAACAATTTTCCAGAAGCGGGAGCCACTACCATTGTTAATATTTTACCCAGCACCTTATAATGCGTGAGTTTAGTTTGTGTTGTACCATCTACCTTTACTTCGGTATATGCTGTGTCACCTTCATTTTCTAAATAGAATACAGTTATAGTACCATTACCAACAAATGCCTCGGGATTTTTTTCAACAACATCAGCAACTGTAATAGTGCCTGGGATACCAATTCCAACACCTAGATTCGGAAATGTATCTCCTACAATATAATTGTCACCAGTTGATAATAGTGTAGCTGATGTAATAATATTTTTTACAACTTCTTCAATATGATTGCTATCAGTTACACCCGATGCTGTAATATTTTCGCCCACTGTAAATGTACCACTAACATTTTCTAATTCCAATTCATATTCAATAGTAACAGTATTTGTTGGAATATTAATAACCCAACTTGCTGCAGAATCTGTGCCAATGGCATTTCCTAATGTGCCCACTGTTGGTGCAAAGTTAAAAGGCCCTGTAGTATTACCAACTACAAGAGTTGATGTTTCTGGCGCATATTGGAACACCGTTCCCGAAGCGGCTGTAGATGTTGAACTATTAGTTTGTGTTACCAATTCACCAGCTCTGAATATACCAGAACCACCAGTGTCAAGAGTGAATGTGTAGATATTATTAACTAGTGGTGTTACTATATTTACACCAGCAGTAAAACCAGATGTTGCTCCTGTAATTAATGAAGCCTTTGTAGGTGATGTTAAATCAGTTGCTGCTTCTTGGACAGCATTATTAGTAATTCTTATAAGGTCATATATTTTATATGTAGAATCAGACAAACGAAGCATATCATATTTGGGATAGTAAAATTCAATTTCATCATTCGTCATCAATCTGAATAGTGCTCTGAATGAAGCTTCATCGCCTTTATGTTGATATATATCAATTACATTTTTATTTAATTTTCTTATATCAATTGATGCTGTAAGGGTTGAAAGAAAATCGTCAGTCATTGACGATTTAATATGTCTATGCAACACCGCAAGAGTAGTATCATCAATATCCCGATATTGAGATAAATTGGTAAGAACATTATAAGCTTCATTATCTTGCTCTTGATGTTTATAATATGTTTCTAAAAATTTTATGAATATAGGATGATCGGCCTGAACAAATTCAGGCATTTGTGATCTCACCAGTGTAGATATTTTTTTATTTTTTAGGTCTATAACCATTTATTAATATCCTGAACTTGCCGGAGTTCCATAATTTCTAGTAGAACCAGTGGCAGCAGCAGTGTCCTCAGTAACAGTAACAATTATATCAGCATCTCGAATTTCAACAATTTGATCTCTCAATGGTATAATATCTAATGAATTAAATATAACCGAAAGAGCTATAGTGTTATCAGAATTGCTAATCCCCGTTGGTACAATACTACTAACAATAATTTTACCAGTTGTGTAATTTACTGTACCTACCGCACTATTTAAATACACTCTTGTTGCGCCTGAGAAATAGAACATACGCAAATTTCCTGCCCCATCATCATCGAAGAAAACTGTTCTTGTAGTTAGAGAAGAATCATCTACAGTAAATGATGTGCTAGTAACAATACCACCAGCAATAGCATTATGGCCAGATTCAGGATTATATAATGAGTTTCTGAAATCAAATGTATATGAACCAGTTGCATTCAATGTGGGTGTAACAAGTTTCTTTACTTTAAATGATATAAGATTGCTAGTAATACCATTATTTGTTTCATCAATGGCTCTGGTTAAAGCAGAATAGTGAAATACTGAATCGAATGATTCCAAACTATCATTTGAATAATTTTGAATGGTAGTTCTTACTTGTGATTCAATTACAGAAGCACCATCTGTTGTGATAGTAGGATTATATTTCACATTTACTGTAGGTACGACATACAAATAATCAGGATCAATAATTTCTGGCCTTACAGATAATATATTTCGTGTTTGTAGAATAGTTGTTTTGATAGAATTTTTAACTGCTGTAGTTAATGATAGCCCTGTTGCTGGTTTAACAGCTATAAACACTTTTCCAAATTCTTGTGGATCAGCATCTTCACCACCATATACTTTTACTGCACTAGCTGAAGGGTAGTCTTGTAGAATTCTTGTTCTATAATCATTTGCTGTTACTACTCTGCCTTGTGCTGAATAACTTTTGGGTGCAAGACGTTTGATACCATCAATAGTTTGTCTTTCAGCACCACCTGAAGCATTTGTAGTTGTTGTTATAACAAGTGAACTAACACCAGTAATAGCACCAGACAGTGTAAATATAGTTGCGCCGTTTGCTTCCCCAGCATTTGTTGCAATATATTCTGAAATGATTAATTCACCATCAACAGGAGATTTACCAATAACACCATCTCCGAAATAAATTTCATATAAGAAATCATCTACAGCTTGTAAGAAAAAATTTGTACTAGTTCCTGTTGGAGTAGTATAGTCAGTCTGAAGTGTGTGTGTAGCTGTTGTAGTATTAGAAGCAGAAGTCTGAACATTAACAATCAAAGTGGATGTATCAATTTTTGAATTTGGAATAATAAATTTTTGAGCACTATCAGCCGTATTTACAGTATGAGTAAATGTAAACAATTCGCCTTCATGGAGTATAACACTATTTGTATATGCAGAAGCAGCAGTAAATGTAACAGCATTTCTCATTATAAAGGCATAGTTAGTACCATCTACCGTAGTAGTAAATTTAGTGCCTTTAGGCACATCAATAGTTGCAGGGCTTGAACTAGTAGTGAGAACAAGTGAAAGAACTGCTTGGGGGGCTACCCGTGATATAGGAGTATATCCAATCATTTTGGCTAGTGATACTACATTATTTCTTACTTGGGCACTATCAAGGAATGATTCATTTGCTAACATATTTGCCATGAATGCAGAGTAGTGAGTATTGTACGCTAAAATATCAAGTAATATAGCCAGGCCAGAGCCTTCAAAATTATAATCAGTGAATGTACCATCGGCCTCAAAATGTGTTTTTAATGAAGCTCTAATATCATCAAAATCTAGCTCTGTTAAACTAACTGCTGCTTTGGTCGGCATTTATTATTTACCTTAGCCTTTCGAGAAATAGTGAAATGTTCACTAATGTATCGGTTGCTGTTATCTTGAATCTAATTGCAACTTCGTATCCATTTTCATCATATCTTGGATTTGGCTCTACAACTAATTCTGAAACACGAGGCTCATATATACGAATAATTTCATGTATTGCACGTTCAATGTCCTTTTCTACCAATGGTGTCATATTTTCAAATAACGAATTGTAAACACCACTGCCTAATTCAGGATGAAATTTACGTTCGTAGAAATTGGTCAATACTAAATTACGAAGTGATTGTTTGACTGCTTCATCATCTTTCTTAACTGATATATCATTGGTTGCAGGATTACGATTAAAATTTAAATCCAAATCTTTATATGTACCAGTTTTAATAATACCTGACATTATCTACTTCTCCCATTTTAGAGTTCTTCTAGCTAGAGTACCCTGGCCACGCCGAGGCGCCCGCTACATCGAAGGCTCCGCCTTTCCCTGTAATGTTGAAATCCTTTTTAAATGTGCTCTTAATTCTTTCACCAATACCAGAAAAAGTAGGTGTTGTGTTATTACTATTAAAGCGAAGATTCGTTTCCCATTTACGAAATTCAAAACTAACTTGTTGTCTATGATACATATTTTGTGTTTTGTGATCTAGTTCAAGTTGGCTTATGAATTTTGGAAATGCGTCTATTAATGTATAGTCTGCAATTACTTTACCATTGGGCTCATGAAGACCAGCATATTTGTTAAATGCAGCATTTGCGATACCTAACATTCCAGCTGCACGTTGGCCAGCTTTGCCAAATGATTTAGCGACACCAGTACCTTGCGTCATCAAAGCGCCTAAATTAGGCATTTTTTGGTCCATTATTGATTTGATAATTCCAACTTTTGCTGAAGGCGGCCCATACTGTTTGATAACAATCTTTGCTACATATTCATCATAATAATTTGCAT